AAGAGGTACAGCTAGAGACTCCGCAGAATACAACTGTAACGACTATCCGCTTCAATTCAACTGTGCCCTGGACACTACGCTATATAGAATCGCCCCCTCGCTTAGAGGTACCAATACCAGACGAGTATATAGAGCTAGAGATAGACGCGGGCCCCTATATTATGAGTACCGTATCATCTATATATCTGAATCCATCACTACCAGTAAACACAATATCGGGCCCTGCAGCAGTACACATGATACCCCAAGGTGACGTATTCTATGTTGCTATAAATGAGAATCCTAATTTAGTCAAGGCCATACAACCTGACATAGACATAACAGAATACACAGAGACTAAGAATATGTGTATGGAGGTGACACTTGGCGCGTAAACGTAAGCTGGATCCAATAGAACTATTCGATGAGTTAGTGTATGAGGGCCTAGCTCAGGTTAGGACTAATCACGTTATAGGTATAGTTGAATTTGCAGAGCAGTATCTACTGGCCCCCGGCGATACATTATTCCCGCCTCAGAGAGCTATACTGCGCGCTCTCTATAATGAGCCCCTACCAGAAGATGAGCTAGCTATATTACAACGATGGGCTGAGCAAGATGTAACCACCTGGGTACCAGACCGCCCCTACGTCAACATGGTACTAGAGTGCGGGCGACGAGGAGGTAAGAGCGTGCTAGCGAGTATATGCGTGCTCTATGAATTCTATTGCCTTATCAACCTAGATAACCCAGCTAAGCACTATGGTCTCCTGAGTGGATCCCCTATAGCTATATTTGTTATAGCGCGAAGCGGGGCCCAGGTCAATGAGACACTATTCGGCGCAATCAGGGGCTACGCTAGCCAGAGCGCGTACTTCAAGGGGCTAGTGAACAGTGGTCAGATAGAGATACTCACGCAGGAGATACGTTGCCCGACTAAGAATATAGCTATCTACGCTAAACACACTAACTCGCAGTCCCTAGTAGGTTATTCTCTCAAGATGTTAGTTCTAGATGAGGCGGCCCGCTTCGAGTATAACGAGCTAGGGGAATCGAAGGCAGATGATATATGGAGTAACGTAGCTAAGGGGCTGAGTACCTTCGGTGATAAAGGTAAGAAGATAGCCATTAGTTCTGCTTGGGGTGAGGGGGACTACATACAGAATCTCTATAAGGTAGCGACACGCGATGCTCGCATGGTGGCATTCCGCCTACGCACCTGGGACATCAATCTACGACCAGAGGTCAGTGAGTATAACCTCAAGAATAGTGAGGATTACATACGCGATCCTGTGACAGCAGCTCTGGAGTATGAGGGCATACGCTCTAGTAGGCACGGCTCCTTCTTCCAGAAGGAGTATATAGAGGAGGCAGTTAAGGGTCTCTCTTGTCTGGATGCGCGTTCTATACCACTGGATATAGCCAATGGTGATGATACGCGCCATTACGTATCACTGCAGATAAATAGACTAGAACGACTCAGTGAGGGTCGCTCCTATCTACACGTAGACTACGGGCTCAAGAAGGATAGTGCCGCTATTGCTTTCGTAAGGAGCACTAAGCTAGAGGATGGTAGATGGGGCGTCATAGTAGATGGTCTATTAGTGTGGAAGCCCTATAGTGATAGAGATGATAGGGGGAGGGGCATACAGCGTATAGTCTCCTACCTAGATATAGAGGAGAAGTTAGTGCAGATATGTCAGGCCCGCAATATTAATCTCTGCTCATTTGACTCATACCAATCTCAGTCCACTATACAGCGACTACACGCTCACGGCATACGCTCTACTGAGATGAGTACCACTAATACAGCGCAGCTGAGTTACTATAACCTAACGCGACAACTACTCAATGAGGGTCGACTGATACTACCTCGCGATAGTACCTGGACGCATAGTCTGATGGCCGAGATGGGCGGTATATTACAACTGGCTAGTGGTAAGATAACTCACAACGAGCGGGCCAGTGGTAAGGACATAATAGATGCTGTAGTCAACGCTGTATTCAACTGTGTTAAGGAGGACAGCACTCTCATGGGATTCAGTATGAGTTCTAGCGGCATTAAGAGTATCAGTAGCAAGACACTCAAGAAGAATAGAGAACTAACTACAGCTCGCGGTAAGGGCTTACTACTAGCAGCGCGTAAGCGGCGGCCCTCAATCTAATACGGATATTTGGCATTCTCAGCACTCGTCTACAACAATGAGGATGGCCATGTCCACAATAGATAAGCTCATTTCATTCATGATGTATTAAAAGCTGTCCCCAGGCGCGCCATAACCATAATGAAATTATCTCCAGTTGTATTTAAGTTCCAGGAATTATTCAGCTCGTGGCGATACTACCTGTATATCACACCGCCGCGTTCTCTCCGTGGGGTCACGCCTGGCACCAGTCAGAGAATACACCTCCAGTCGACTATACCACTACGCTTATTGCTGGTCCCCTGCGAGCCAGAGTATATACCGCTAGCCTACCCCCAGTACAGCACGCCGCGAGCCAGCGAGGCATTCAGACTAGAGAATGCCTATAAGATAGAGATCTGGAGATGGAGACAACAATCTAAGGTACCAGGGCGCGTAGTCCTGGACTATCAAGAGTCATTAGTAGACACACGATACTGGTGGATAGGTACGTCTACCGGCCGCGAGCGTATAGAGGTGACACCGGTAAACAATATAATTAGTTTATTCGATTACCCCGATATACTGACAGGCATCATTGTTAAAGATGCACTGGGTGCTAGTGTAGATTACACCGTCAAGGACCAGAGCACTAGTCGAGCAGAGCGCTTCAAGGCAGAGATACAATTACCTAATAATGATCCCGTAGTAGTAGAATACGATACACCGGTAGTGCCGGTAGAGGTCTCCTATACAGATAATATAGAGGTCAATGAACAGTGGAATCGGATCTACTAAAACAAATAGAGGCGGCGGGTAAATACCCATCGGCTGGTGTTGGTTCACTAGAGGGCCACTCTAGCCGATTCGGCGTGTCATCTCTTAGTGAGACTCAGCGCTTTCTAAGAGATGCGCGCCCAGGTACTCTACAAGCAGCTTTGTTTTCACACAATAGGTTCCACTCGGATTTTACCCTAGAGTTATTACACGATACTTTTAATAAAGAGAGCTTCAGGACAATAGGCCAAGAGAGGCAAGATAAATTCTATCAGAGCATGAAGCCATATATAAAGATGGCAGAGGGTATATTTACTAATGAGATGGATTTATATGATAAGGTAGGTGGTACTGTCGTAGTTGACATGACTATATCTAAGAGAGAGTCAGAGGCATTAAAGGCGGCATCTGATAATCTAGACGTCATACCCTATACTGCTGATAATGGTCAGGGTACTACGCTGATGCACTCTAAACTCGAGTTGATCACCAGAGAAGACGGTACCAATGTAGGTAGAATACACACGGCCCCTTATATAACAGAGTACGGAACTAATGCCCTCGAGATAGGAGCGGTAGTATCAGGTATCGCAGGAGCCGGCGCTATAATATCAGGCAGGGCCCCCCGACTAGGTATAGTAGGAGCTATAGCCGCTCCTCTACTCATGGGCGCTGGCGTAATGCTCAGGAATACTAATAGTAGTCTTCTTGACATAGGCCTTAAGTCTGATAAAAAGGATGTATTCTACGAAACCAGTAAGCCTAAGTTTGTTACTGAACTCCGTACTTATATGCGTTCCCTAGCAGAGGGCAGGGAGCTAGATACTTCTAGCAATAGATTCATCTTAGGTGAGTCAGAAGCTATATTAGCTATGACCCGCGACGCGCAGAGGGCCAATGGCATAGTACTGAGCCCAGCAAGCTGGAGCCTAGCTCAAGCAAGAGATGATGATGGAAATATCATCAGTCGAGATAATAATTTAGATAGGACTCACTACGCCATACTAGAGAGCTTCGAGAACACTATAGTAGAACGGGCCTCCGATATACCAATATTAATGGCTACTAGTGGCCAGGTAGATTCCAATGTACACCATCGTCTGCAGCAAGCCGGTGTTATAGTGGGCTCTAACGTAGGTACTCATTATAATAAACACCTATTTGAGAATATAGACGAGAAGGGCACCGATGTACTTTATATGGGCACTCGACGCCTCAGTGCTCAACACAATAGGGAGATCATGATACGGTTGACTAGCGAGGATGACCCCGCTGCCTTCGCGTATTATAAGGGCATGTTATTGTCTGATAATAAGTTCAACGTCTCCGATATAGAGATGACGCAGATGGGTTATACCAATAAGTCATTTATACGTGCTACTACTGGTACTACTATATCTCAGCTACCCAGCTTCCTGGGAGCCTCTCATTTCTATGAGGTGGCTATCAATAACGCAGCCCGCGCTCGAGTAAGCGGGCACTTAGACTGGAGAGAATCATTAGAGTCTTATACCAATAGGCCGGGCATAGCCACACAGAACTACCTAGCGCGCGCTGCG